AGCCATTACTCTTGCTAGATTCTCTTGTCCAATCGCCTGTTCTATTTCAGCTACTTCACCTGCCATAATTTATTCCTTAATGTGTTATACCACCAAATCTACTATGAGTTGGTAAAGGTTTGTTAAATCCTAAACCTTGTGTCATTCTAAGTTTAGGTGCTAATGATATTGCCATAGCATTAGATAGTGCATCTTTAATATCATCATGTGGTGGATGTACCATCACTAACTCTTCTTCTAGTGTTTGACAGTTACCACCTTTATAATGCCAAACTTGTAAATTATCATACTTTGGTTCTAGTACTGCTCCTACCCTCTGTGCTTTGTCTCCTAAGCTTCTAGTAGGTCTAAATTCATCAACTGATAGTGGGATACCATTTGGTTTAAGATAACTGTCCTTAAGCTCTTTAACGATGGTTTGTTGTGCTACTGTAACCTCAGCTCTTATTTTTCTAAATCCCCACTTTTCCCAAGACTTTAATATATGTTGATAGTAGTCTACAATCTTTTCTGTTTTAAATCTATCTATATCTAATACATAATAATTAGCTTGATGGTCTACACCAACAACTACTAATGCAGTATAATCTGCTTGTCTTCGTAAACTAAATGCAAAGTCAATTGCAGCAAATATATTTAGTTTTCTATCTCGTATATACCAATCACCATCTTTAACATTTAAAGCAGCTTTATCAAAGTACTGAAAGTTTTCTGAGTTTATCCTAGCACTTTCTGTAGTATTAGGGTCATTGTAATATTGAGCATAAAACTGTGTAGTGTCAATATACTTTGCTTTAATTCTTGCTAACTCTTTAGCATCAAATCCAAATGACTTACCATCTTTACGTGCTCTCTTAGCCCATAAGAATTCACCATCTGTTTCTACTACTCTTTGAAATAACTCATAGACTTCTAATTCAGCTTCTACATCACCTTCATTATCATAGTGAGTTTCTTTCATATTAATCATAGTATCATATATATCTTTAGGATGATACCTAGTTCCTACTACCCATTCTTCTGCACCTGGATTCTCAATAGATGCTAGTTGTGAATAAGCATTTGCTACTTTCTCTCTACCATCTTCAGAATAAGCATTACCAGGTACAACAATATCGTCAAGAACAACAATATCGGCATGAAAGCCAGTCGTATTACTAGTAAGCCCAACTGCTTTAACTGTTGCATCTCGTATTCCCTCCAACTTTCTTTGTGGGTGGTCAACAGCTATTTCAGCTACTGCCCACTTCTCTCGTTTTCCTTCCTCTGGATGTATCATGTTACTCCAGTACCTACGATATATAGGGGAATCAATTATCTGTTTGATAGCATATAACTGTTTCTCTGCTAAGTCTGCTGTAGCTGATACATACAATACAGTAGTCTCAGGATGGTTAGTTACATACCATGCTGTTCTATATGCAGCTAGTTTACTCTTCATATGTCCACGAGGAAGTAATACCAACTGATTATCTTTTCTATCTGTTCTACCCCACCAACTTATTAACTCTTCATGTAATGCTCCAAGTAATAAATGTGGTGCTACTAATTTAATAAATGTAAGTAGGTCTGCTTCTGCAGCCTCTCTGATTTGGTCAACCTGAGTCATGTTATCTATACCTTGATGTCTTCTTTGCTACCTTTTTAGGCTGTGCCACATGCTGCTTACCTTTGCGATTACCCTTCGCTTTGGCAGAATTAGTAGCTCTCTTTTCAGCTGGTGTAAGAGCTTTCCAAGCCGCATCAGGAAGGTATCTCTTTTTACCATTACTCTTCTTACCATCAGATGTTCTCCATTTTTGTTTTGTCCATTTAGATAAACTCTTTTGCGATTTAGCCTTAGCCACGGTAACCACCACCTTTGGCTTTATATTGCTTAGCTAACATTTGTGCTTTACGAGCTGACCATTGTCCAGGTTTACCACCTTTACCTCCAGCTTTAATTCTATTGAATAAAGCTTTTCTCATTGAAGGTTTAGTATAGTTACCTGCTTTGTTTACAGTACTTTTCTTTTTAGGTGTAGCCATTACGCCTTCTTCTTTTTATTAGATTTTTTATGTCTATTAGCAAAGTTTCTTGCTGCTTCAACAGAACCAAATCCCCAAGCTTTAAGTGCTAATGCTTTACGTGTTGGTCTACCTTTACTATCTTTCATAGGACCTTTCATTCCTGCAAATCTAGCAGCAAATGAAACACGTCTAGGATTAGTCCCTGACTTAACTGGTGCTTTTAGGTTAGAGCCCTGTGCTTTTGCACTAGCTCTACCCTTAGCATTTAAACCACCTTTAGGATTTTTACCTTCTTTCCTTGTCCATGCTGGTGTCTTAGCCATTACTTCTTCTTAGCTTTTTTCTTTTTAGCCATCATTTTCTTTTTGGCTTCTGCTGCTTTTTTCATTCCTACTTTTGTATATGGATACTTCTTTCCGTTTACTTCTGGCATATCTATTTCCCCTTTGCTAATTGTCCACCAAAGTAGAACTCAACTATCATTGTTGCCCATTTGAATATTTCATCAAACTTATATAGTCCGTCTACTATTTTAAATTCTGTACCACCACCCCATTCAAAAAACAAAAAACTTGATTTAGGAATGTCTACTGGTATTACAGTTTGTATATCAAATAAACCTGCTATTGGATATACTGCAACTAATGCTAGTATAAAAAACATTAGTATTCTTCGATTCCAAGCAGCCATTGGTGATTCTTTATTAGACTGCTCCCTTGCTTTATCAATTTCTACAGACTTAGCTGCTAATGCTTCAAGCATCATCTGATGTTGTTCATGTGCTTGTTGTGATTTAATAGCTGTTAGTTTAGCAATAAATCCTAAAACTATTGGTATTAAATGTGTAAGTACACTAATCAAATCTTCCAACCTTGACTAGCAGCCCAAAAATAAACTAATGCAGCAACTAGTAATGCTAGTATAGCTTTTAAACTTAGTTTACCAAACTCAGAAAACTTATCTTCTAACCATTCAGTTAGTCCTTCTTTGATAGCCTGTTTAGTTTCTTCTGGACTAGGCTTCACTTGCTTTGTTTCCTTTAGCCTTCCATTCTAAGTATTCTTGATAGTCTCTGTTATCTTCATCAAGAGGAATTGACATGGTAATAGTTTTACCATCTTCATTTTCTACTATTTTATTTACTTGAATTATCTTATCTGATAAATCACTTCTTATTAATTTATATTCCATAGTTATAACTCCGCATCCATTACAAAATCTGTGTACCAAAAGAAATTACCTGCTGCACTTGCTGATTGATAATACCCTAGACTATTAGTTCTAACTCTGTAAAAAGTATAACTATTGTCTACATTAGCTGATGTATCTACAGTAGCAGTAGTAGTTGGATTTGCTCTCATTTCAGTATTAAATTGTAATCTACCACCAACATGCATACCTGCATTTACATAACTTTGGTTGCAATCTAGTAATGTCTGATAATACCTTTGACATAAAGTATACTGCTGTCCGTATTGTAGGTTTTCAAAAGGTGTTGCTGTTGTATTTGCTTCTAGTTGTACGCCTGTTACATTCCAATTAGAAATTGTACCTATATTAGCAACTGTAGATGTAGGTTGAAATTTATTTCCTGCTTGCCAAGCATCTGCTGTGCCTTCGTATGTTGACCCTGTACCCATACCAAAAGTAATTATCATTCCTGCTGTATTATCTGTATCCCAAGTTCCTGATGTATCTCCAGGAATAGTTACAGTTTTATACTCCCATGTGTTAGCAACAGAGATTGTGTAGGCAAAAGGATAACTTCTATCTTCATTACCATTATTTAAAGCCGCTCCATGAGAACCTGTTAAAGATGATTTTACCCAGAATGATATAGTTACTGATTGTGCTGATGCAGTACCAAACCCTAAATCAATAATGTTATAACCCTCAATCATTTGCCTAACCATACCAAACTGACTTGCTGTAATTGAAGCGTCAGCAGTTGTTACATTATATTTTAAACATTTAGTAAATTGTCCTGTAGGACCATCAGTTTCTTGTGAAACTACAGCAACCGCATCTGAGGCATCCCAAGCCTTCCATCTGTCAGAAGCTATATAACTTCCTCCAGGAACTGCTGTACCTGTTGTCCCTCTTTGAGCTATCTGCATATTACCATTGATGATAAGGTTTCTACCTACAGGAGCAGATGCTTGTAATGAGCCATCATTATATGTAATACCATTAGTTCCGTTGATTGCTACACTCATTATTTATCTCCCTTTGGATACTTGTCTTTAATTGCTTTTATATCTGCTTTCCAAGCATCAATACCATTGTGATATATGTTATCTAGTTGTTCGTTCCATGTAGGATATTCAGCTACTCTTTGATGTTTGTATGTTTCAGGGTCTACCCAAGCATCTACTAAAGTCATGTCTAGTACTACATTGTTTCCATCTTTGTCTGTAGCTCCAGCTTTATCATCAATGGTAACAACATTAGGGTATAACGCTCTGATTGCTTCATGATTCATTATGCACTTACCTCCATAACTGTTATTGTACTGCTAGACCTTACATCATAAGCGAAATTACTAGCTCCAGAAGAACTGTACGCACGATTTACATGAATGTAATAAGAAGCAGAATGAGGAACAGCACATTGTACTTTATAAGTTACTGCACTTGTTGTGTTAGGGGAATCAAGAAGTTGAGCTACGCAAGTAGTTGGACCCCAAGTGCTTGTCC